TCGGCCTTGGCCGGCGCGCCCGTGTCGTGCAGGTCCTCGGTCAGGCGGATCGCGCCATCGTCGCGCAGCCGGAAGGTGAACTGGTCGGCCGGCCAGCGGGCCGTGCCGTCCTCCGAAAAGCCGAGGCCGGAGGGGAAGTGCTTGAGCGCGCGAAAGCGCTCCTCGGTCGCCTCGACGGCGACCGTGGCGGTGTCGGCCATGGCTGTGGGAATCCTACTGCGCCCGGTCGATGACGACGCGGAGGGCGGGGGCCGCGGGGTCGCTGCCGGCGGGGCGCGCGGTCAGCACGGTCTTCTCGTAGCGGTCGGTGACGACCGGGTCGTACTGGGTCCGGAGACGGAAGGTGATCTCCAGCCTGCCTTCAGCGAAGTACGCCGCGCCATCCTGCGGGAAGATCCGCCCGCGGCGCACCTTCGTCACCGCCTCGAACAGCGGGTAGCGCTCCGGGTCGGTCCGATCGCGCGAGAGGTCGACGCCGCGCACGAAGGTCGGATCCGTCAGGAGCGCCGACCGGATCCGGCTCACGACGTCGTCGAGGTCCGCATCCAGCGCGGCCGGCATCTGCTCGCCCACCACGACGGAGATGCCGATGGTGAGGTCGCTGATGAAGCGCGGCGGGCCGACGTTGGCTTCGTCCTCGGGCGTCTCCGACTCCTCGACGACCACGACGAAGAGCGCCGGAAGGTTGTCCTCCTGCAACTGCGGGCGCGGCTGCCGGCGCACCGTGCGCACCGGGAGCCAGTCCTGGCCGTCCAGGCGCTCAATGATCGCGTCGCGGATGCGGTTCGCGTCGGAGATCATTCTGGAGGCCGTCCGCGCTTCAGGGTGAGCTTGGCCCCGCCCTGGCCGTCGTTGTCGACGTCGTCGATGTAGAGCGTGCCCTCGTCCGGCAGTCCGCCCGCCGCCGGCACGCGCAGGGCCATGAGCTGCTTCGGCGGTCGTGCCCAATCCGAGATCCGGACGCCGAGCGTGATCACCGTGGTGTTGAGGCTGGAATCGTCGACGAACTTAATGTCGGCCGCGCGGATCGCCCACACCCCGGTCGTGTCGAAGGCCGGGCGGCCACCGTCGGCCAGCACCGTGACGGGCCGGCCGAACGCCGCCATGTTCGGCCCGAGGGTGAGCGCCGCGAAGTCGATCACGGGCGGATCTTACCGGGCGGCCTGACGGCGGGGTTTCCGACCGGAGGCCGCAGGCTGCTCGGCGTCTTCCGCCCGCTCCTCGGCGTCCTCGTCCTGCTGTTCCTCGGCGCCGTCTTCTTCGGCGTCCTCGTCAGCAGCGTCCGCCTCGCCGGCTTCGGGCTCCTCGGCGTCCTCGTCCGAATCCTCGTCGGTCTCGGCGTCTTCGTCCTCGTCGACGACCTCGCCACCCCAGCGCGCCAGGATGCGATCCGCCTCGTCGGCGTCGAGGGTCACGGGCATACCGGGCGCGGCGTGGCCGAGGCCCCGGATGGCCGGGCTGAGGACGTTGCCGGACGCGTCGCGCACCTCCGGCATGTCGCCGTCGGGGTCGTGCACACCGAGCGTCACGGTGGTGATGATGGTCTTCTGCGGCTTCATCGACGCCGGTCTCCGCGATCGGAAAGGGGAGGAGGCGGCACCCGAAGGCGCCGCCGTGGCGTCAGCGAACGGTCGCGCAGAAGGTCGCGTCGATCCAGCCGCAGACCGGCAGCGGCGCGGACTGGGTCATGAGGTACTCCGCGGACGGGTCCTCGCTGATCCAGTTCTTGGGGAAGCGCGGCAGCGCCTTGAGGGCGCGGACGTCCTGGATCGCGCCATAGAGGCGGGTACCCTGGGCGCCGACCGGATCGAACATCATGACCGTGTAGTCGGGCATGAACTGGGTCACGTTGCCGGCGTCATCGGTGTAGTACTGCTGGTACACCCAGAACTCGAACTCGCCGGTATCGCCGAGGTACTTGGCCTCGCGACCGACGCCGCCGACCACGACGCCACCGAGGTCGACGTTGCCCTTGGTCTGGCGGAACGAGTTCATGATCTGCTGGATGCCGGGCGACTTGACCAGCAGGTTCGCCGACAGCGGGTCCAGCACCACGGTGCTCGGGTGGAAGCCCGAGTTCTTCTGCACCGTCGCAGCCCAGGTGCGGAGGTTGTCGAGCGCGTCGACGCCGGTCTCGCCCCAGCGGGCACCACCCGTGAGCGGAACGGTGTGGCCCACGTTGCGCTGCAGGTCGACCGCGACCCGCTGCGGGTAGTTCGGGCCGGAGAGGGTGAGGCCGCCGGTCTGCAGGAGCTGGCAGGCCATGTGCTCCTCGCGACGGGTGATCTGGTCATCCTGGATCCGCAGGGTGTCCAGGATGGTCGCGTCGCGGCGCTCGGCCGGGGACATCTCGCCGAGCAGGCGCTCGCCGGGACGACGGCGCAGCATGCGGTTCGGCTCGATGACGTGCTTGGGCTTCACGTAGCCGGGCACGAGGCTGGCGGCGTTGAAGCCGCGCAGGCGCTCGGCCTGACCGACGTCGCCGGGGTGCACGAGCGGGGCGAGGCGGCGGGCGCGCTCGACCTTGTCGAAGTAGACCTCCTCCGTCTCGAACACCTGCTCCATGCCGAACACGAGGTTCCACAGGAAGGGATTCGGGCGGTCGATGACGCCGTAGGCGCCGAGCAGGAAGGCGGTGGAGTAGACGGAGGTGTTGTCGAGAGCAGCCACGGGCGGTTCTCCAAAAGAGAAGGGCGCCCGAGGCGCCCTGTGATCAGATCAGCGGATGGATGGGGTCGGGATCGCTCAGGCGACCGTGCCGACGGACTTCACGAAGATGGAGACCTTGGCCTGCCGGAAGGCAGCCTCCAGGGTGGCGATCGTCCACGAGGCATCGAAGATCATCACCTCGCCGGCGTACTCGCCGGTGAAGTAGGCCTTGGCGCCCTGGTCAGCGGTCGAGGCGTCCACCTCGTGCAGCAGGATCGCGTCGGGCACCTGCGAGCCGTCGGTCGCGGTCTTCACGCACGGCACGTACTTGTCGCTCGCCGCGACGCGGCCGAGCACGGTGCCGCGCTTGAGCGGTGCGCCAGCCTGGTTCGCACCGGTGGCGATGGTGATCGGACGGGTCGCCCGCGGGAAGTCGCCGGCGTAGAGCGCGGTCGGATGGAAGTTCGTGAACACGGTCATCGGAACGGAGCCTCTCATGGGCCGCCGTCATGGCCGGCCGGAGCGGTAAGGGAGGGGCCGCGCGGGTGGTCCCGCGCGACCGTGCGGGATCAGGCGGCCTTGGCCGGCTTGCCGGCGACGCGGCGCCAGTGGGCCTCACCCTCGGAGAGATCGCGCTGCTCGCGACCCTGACGGCCGCTGGAGCGCTCGCGCGAGATCTCCTCGGAGCCGTTGCCGGCGAAGGTCGCGTTGCCGCGCTTCTCCTGGTTCTTGAGCATGCGCTCGAGCACGAGCTCACCGAACCGCTTGGCCGAGGTGCCCTGCTCAATGTGCTTGCGGCCCATCTTCGGCAGGCCGGCGCGCTCCGCCATCTCGGTGATGCTGGCCATGCGCTTGCGCTCGGCCTTCACGGCAGCCTCGGCGGCGCGGCGGGCGGCGGTAGTGGTCGCCGAGCGCTCGCCCTCGTCCTCCTCGTCGTCACCGTCCTCGGAACGCTCCTCGTCCTCTTCGTCGTCGCCGTCGCGCTCGTCGTCGCTGCAGCAGTCGCCGTTCTCGGACTCGTCCTCGGAACGCTCCTCGTCCTCTTCGTCGTCGCGCTCCTCGTCCTCGGACTCGGTCTCAGCCTCGTCCTCGTCGCGGGCGGCGGCGCGCAGCGCGGCCTTCCGCTCCTCGGCCTTGCGCTTCTTCTCGGCCTCGATCTCTGCCGGGGACTTGGCGGTGCGGGTGCCCTTGGGGGCGGCGTTCTTCGGGGTACGGCTGGCCATGGGGGTCTCCGAGGTGGCCGGGGTATTCGGCCGGGAGGCCGGGTTTCGGGTCACGATCAGGCAGGAGGAGCGGGTCATCGCCTCGCCCTCCTCGCCCTCAGCGGACCGGATCTGCGAGCCGGCATCGGCCGGCACGGGGACGGCGCTGATCTCCAGCGGCTCCCAATCGACGACCTCATGGCGCGCCACGCTGCCGTCGTCGGCTTCGGTCTTGACCACCTTGTGGAGCCAGTAGCCGACCGAGATGTTGCGGATCACGCCTTCGCGGATCTTCTGGACGGTATCGGCGACGCCGGGGGCGGCCGAGAGCAGGATCGTCGCGACGCCGCGCCCGTCCTCGATTTTGGCGGTGCCGGGCACCACCGAACCGATGACGTTGTCGAGGCAGTAGGTCGCGTGGGTGTCGACGAAGGGAGCGCCGGCGTTCAACCGCTCGAGGCGGACGGCGCCGGGCTCCAGCGAGAGGACCTCGTCGTATTCCTCACCGTCCCACCACGAGTAGCGGCGGACGCTCGCTCCCGTGGTCCAGACGATCTCGATCGTGTTCGAGTCCGCGTCGAAGCTGTCGGGCTGCACGCGGGCGTCGCGGTGCACGGGTGGCAGCCGCACGACCTCCTCCGCGCCCTTGTGCGCTCCGGTTCGGGCGGGAGAGCTCCGGTTCTTCTCCGGGCGCGGATTTCTGGACGGGCTGGTAGAGCCCGGCGACGCTGGTGCGCCGCGGGTCCGAGTCGAGGACGATGCCGAGGTCATCGAGCTTCACATTCCAGTCGTGGAGTTCGTCGAGCACGTCGTCGGGATTGCGCCCGCTCTCGGCCACCACGTCCTGCCAGGACCGGAAGCCGTTCCGGACCGACAGCGACGCCGCCTGGGCGTCGGCCATCGGATCGACCCACTCGAATTTCGGGGGCGCCCACTGCACCGGGATCACCGGCGCATCGATGACACCGGCGAGGTAGGCGGTTTCGCACCACCACTCCCAGATCGGCTGAAGCGCCATCTGGATCAGGATGTGCCACTGCACGGTGCGCACAAGGCGACGGAACTCGACGAGGCCGCCGCGCATGGACGAGAAATTGACCTGAGACAGGTCGCCCGAGACGAGCTCGTAGGGCATCCGATAGGCCGCCGCGATCGTCTGCAGCGCGGCCACCTTGTACTCGCCGTAGCCGCCTACCGCGGTGGGGGCGTTGAACTTGACGTCCTTGCCGCCGCGCAGCCGCGCGATCATGCCCGGCTCGAAGCGCTCGACCTCGTTGCCGTCGGCGTCGAGAACCGCCGGCGCGATCGTCTCTTCGGTCTCGTCCTCGGCGTTGATGACGAAGCCGACCGTGCAGGCCTCGACCTTCTTACGGACGATCTCGGCGAGCTCGTAATCGGCGAGCAACTGCAGGGACTCGATCGCCGGCGTGCCCCACGGGACGCCTCGGGTCTGTGTCCGCTGCTGCTCGTAGACGTGGAGCACCTCGTCGGCCGGCACCGGGGCCGAGACCATCGGCAGGCCGGTGTTGATCCAGAGGTTGCCGGGGTGCTGCGGGTAGAGCCAGTAGGCGAGGCGCTTCTGGGTCTCGATGCTGATCTCGACGCCCTGGATCGCCATGGCGCCCTGAGTCAGCATCCCGTTGCGGAACGGGTCGAGGAAGTCGGCTTCGAGGACCTGCAGTTCGAGCGGCACGTCGCGGGCACCGCTCTGGCGCCGCAGGCGCTTGCGCAGCAGGACCTCGCCGCCCTCGATCATCTCGCGGCAGAGCAGGGTCTGGATGCCGTAGAAATCGAGCTGACCGCCGGCATCGCAGCGGAAGGCCCAGTTGTTGAAGGCCCTCCGGATCTTCTTGTCGCGCGCGGGTGAGCCGGTGACCGGCCTCGGGACGATGCCCTCGCCGACGATGTTCGAGACGAGCGACCCGACGGCCTTGGCCGCGAAGGGGTTGTTCCGCACCAGGTGGCGCGAACGGTCGCGCAGCGTGCGTGCCCTGCCGAAGATCTCGGTGTCGGCCGAGGAATTGCGCGTCAGCCACGTGTCGTGGTGGCGCGACGGCGCGGCCGCCTCGTAACTGCGGCGCCCAGCACGCGGCGCGGGTGCCGCGGCCTCGGGCTCCGGGCCGCGCTCGATCAGGCCGGGCTTGGCCCAGGGGGTCCCGCCCATCTCAGTAACCGTAGCCCGGGCCGCGGGTCTGATAGCCGCGCCCGAAGCCGGCGAAGCCGGCAACCGGACGCTTCTTCGGCGACGACTGCCGCTTTAGGTAGGCGATGACCTGAATCATCTCCTCGAAGGAGCGGTAGGAGGCGCTCTTCCCCTCATAGGACACGGAGAGAACGCCCTGCGCCAGCGCAGCCTCCAGCGCCGCGATCTGCGCAGTGTGGTCTACAGCCATGAGGAGCGCCTTCTAGGCGGAGGAGCGGTGCGGGGCGCCGGAGGTGGCGTCGGCGGAACAGGCGGTCGGGCAGACGGCGGCGGAGCAGCTGCAGGCGCTTGCGCCGCAGGGCTCTCCGCCTCGGCCGGGTCGGCTTCGTCCCGCTCGGGCATGCGCCCCATTGCGACGTAGCGACCGGACATCGCCTGCAGGCCGCAGACGGCCACGTAGGCGTAAACAAAGCAGACAGACGCCTTGTTTTTCAAGCACTTGGAGGGGGAAGTCGCGCCTGCGTCGCGTCGGGCTGGGACCGCTGGTGAGCGAGGGCAATCGGGCGCAGTACATCGAACTGCGCCGCCGCCGCAGAGACCGCCGCCCGGCTGCTATCGTCGCTCGGAAAGAGGTGGCCGTAGACGTTCATCGTGGTCGAGATCGAAGCGTGCCCAACCAGCTTCTGAATGTGAAGGGGCTGCAACCCAAGCGCAATCAGCAGTGTTACATATACGTGCCTGAGACAGTGAAAGTTGTATAGCGGCGTGCTTGCTTCATTGTCTTCTACAAGGCCAGCTTTCTTCATGACGCCCGCCCAAAGTTCGTAGACGTTGCGAGGATCTATCGCAGTGCCGTTTCTGGTCTTGAGCACATAACCCGTGAGTGGTGTATTGCTTGCCTCTTGAAGCGATCGGAGAGCTTCCGCGACTTGCGGCGCCAGCGGCACTGTACGATAGCTATGCTTTGTCTTCGGCCCCTTCAGGCCATCTTGAACCGAAAGGCTGTGCCTTATATTGAGTCGCTCGTTGGTTAGATCGACATTATCCCACTGCAAACCTACTATCTCGCCCCGCCGCATTCCCGAAAACGCGCCAAGCAGAACTATCAATGCGCGGTTTTGCATGATGAGCGCATTCTCATATGGCGCCCGTTCAGACAAAACCTTGAATATCTTCGAAAGCTCTTCGCGAGAAGGGATCGCCACCTTTTCTGTTGAGGATTGAGGAAGCCTTATTCTTTTTTTGGTGAGGGGAGAAACGGCCAGCCATCCTCGATCTACGGAAAAGTTCAACATCTGCGTTAATACGATGACAAAGCCAGCAAGTGTGTTCCTTCGGATTGTTTTTGACCGACTGTCGATAAAATCCTGCATTTGACGGCTTGTAAGTTGTGAAACCTTGATATGCCCAAGAACGGGAATAACATGGTGCTTGGCTTTGCTCCTGTATGCGGCCAGTGTTGATCCCGCCATCCGGTCCTTGATTTTCCACCTACGCTCGCAGTCATTTAGCCAAGCCTGAACAGCCTCTTTTACAGTGACCGTTTGAGAGACGGCTACGTGTGCGCCGCCCTCGATTTCAGCCTCTACCTTCCGCCGTGCGGCGTCCGCATCCTTCTTCAATCCGGTTTTTGGCGTGATGCGATGCCGCTTTCCCGTCGCGGGATTGGTGTACTCGCAGACCCACGGCGAGGCAGGGTCATCAGGGCGAAGCTTACGAACGCTCGCCATTGCGGGCCTCCATGCTCTCGAAATGACGGGTGATACTTGACCGACGGGCGCAGTGAATGTCGCCGAGCGGGAAGGTCGGGATAAGCTTGGCGCGCATCAGGTGGACGGCGATGCTCTTCTTCACGCCGAGGAATTCAGCCACGGCCTTGGCACCATAAAGAAGGTCGCCCGATGGCGGTACGGTTGGATTTCTTCGCGTCATTGCAGTTCTCCGCAGGTAATGCCCGGCCGAGACCACCCCGGCCGGGTCGGAAGAGTCATGCCGGACCGGAGCCGGGCGTTCGGGGAGGAGTGGGGATCGCGGTGTAGGTGAAGCCGAAGTCTGCCTGTGCCGGCGGGCTGTGCATCTCGGGTACGATCGGCAGGCCGAGGGCAAACCATAGGCGCCCGGCAGCCCGCTCGCCGAAGACGTGCCGCGCCTCGGTGACGAGCTGCCGACGGACGCGGACGGGCTCTTCCCGCGCCGCGTGCGGCAAGGGAGGGGCCGCCATGGCCTCCCCTTCCGCTCGCGCCGCGCCGTAGAAGTGCCGGAACAGCACCTCGAAGCATTCGCGCTTGTAGGCGAGCACCCGGTCGCGGGCCTCCGGCTTCACGCGGGACTCATCGATCCCGAACAGCCAGCCGGGGAGAAGCTGAAGCCGGAGCAGGGTCGTCTCCTGGGCGCCGCCGGGTGAAGGCATGACCGTCATGGTCATACCTTCGGCGAGCACCGCATCGCGCTTCAGCCGCTCAAGCTGCTTGTTCCAGGCGAGGCCGAGCGCGTCGCAGATGGGCTTGGGAGCGACGAAGATCCCGTCCGGCCGCTCGGCCGCGAACAGGGTGTCGTCGTGGAATTCGACGGTGACGAGCTTGGTCATGGTGCACCTCACGAAAGGGGCCGCCCGCACGGGATTGCGCGGGCGGCGGTCGTGAGGCCCGGCCGGGCCATGGCGCTCTGACCGCACGGGGCGGCCGGGCCGGGTGTCAGGCGAGCGGCGGAGCGCCCTCGTGCTCGCGGGCGACGCGCTGGACGATCGCGATCCGTCGTTGCGCGCGGGCTTGGAGCCGGTCGGCTTGCTCGTAGAGAGCCGCCGCCGCCGCGAGGTCGGCTTGCCCGGCGTCGAGGAGCCGCCGGGCTTCGGCGAGGACGTGCTTGACGGTCAGGCGCATGGGCCGTCCTGCCGCCAGCAATCGATCCCATACGCTGCCGCTTGAGCCTCGGCTTCCGGGCAGGTGAGGGGGCAACCGACCGCCGCGAGGATGATCGGAGCCCGTTCAATAGCGCGTCGAGCCGCGAGGACGGTGCTGTGCGCTCCATCTCGGTCGTGGAAGTCGGCACCGGGGTTGAGCATCGGAACGAGCCCACGCGCGCCAAGAGCGTAGGAGACGTACCGCTGCTCGAAGTGGAGCCACGCGAGGTACGTCGCTATCGTGCCGCCGGTGACGGGCACAGCCGCTGCAGTTGGGTTGCCGATGAGGGCCACGCCGCCGCCGATGAGCGGAAGCGTAGTCAGGCCGCGGAGGAAGCCGCGGCGGGATGCGGGCGCGCTCATGCGGCAACTCCCGCCTCAGCCCACGCCGCGTCCCACCCACTATAGAAGTTGCGGTGGACATCGCGAACGCGGTCAGCGCACTCTCGGGCGATATAGAGCAGAGCTTCTAAATCGCTGTCGTCTAAAGACGCCTTTCGATCGTCGCGCGTATCCAGTCTTGGCGAGCGCTCAATGTGAAGGTCAGATGCGAATCGATCGAGGATGACGGCGACGCACTGCGCATCACGAACACAATCTTCAAGGTCGCGGTAGCAGCGCCCGAGTTGCTGAGTAAGCGCTTCGGCCCGTTCGGGGGTGAGATCCGGGCGGCTCATGCTGCGCCTCCCGAGATCAGGCGGAGGCGGGGCTCCCGGCGGTCAGCGGTCTCGGACGCCTTGAGGGCAGCCAGCCGCGCCAAATGCCGGCGCTCCTGCTCCATGAGGCCGCCCGAGTCGGCGATCCCGTTGTCGTCGCCATCTTCGCCGTCGTCGCCCGACCCGGCGGGCCACTCGACGGAGAGGCCGCACAGGCTGGGCTCAAAGTCGGAGGCGAGGCCCACGCTGGTCAAGCCATCGGGTGCGTAGGTAGCGTAATCGGCCTCACGGTCGAAGTCGCCGTCAAGCGTGTCGAGCAGGGCGATGTCCGCCTCGATCCGATCCTCGATAGCGCGGCGCAGGGTCAGCAGGCGGGTGTAGTCGGTAGCCGGCTCGTCGGCGCGCATGGCGCGGATCGCGGCAGACACGGGTCCGCCGGGCGCGACGAGGCGCACGGGCGGCAACAGGTTGTGGGTTCGCATTTTCGGTTCTCGCGGTACGAACCGGCTTCTCAGGGCCGGGGCTTCCAGCCTTCTCAGGGGCTATCGGCCATGCCAGCGGACAGCGCTGGCACCGGGAGTCTGAGAACACGTCCGCGAGAACGTGCGCCACGGCCTTCACCCGAAGGCTGTTGTATCTCGACAAGAGTTGCCTCTTGCCGTGCCGTGGCACTCCCGGCATAGTGAGCCGGTCGCGGCCCACGGCTGGGCGCGTCAAAATTTCGGCAGCACTTCGGCCGGCAAGCCGCAGCGCACGCCTATCGCGGATGTGACGCAATCCCCGGCAAGGGACCGTCACGGGAGTTCTCAGGCTCCGCGAGCAATATGAACGCAAGCCCGCCACCCGGCAAGGTGCGCGGGTTTTTGCGTTTCTGGGGACTTCCTGGCGCCGATCGACCCGGCTACCTTCCGCCTCTGCCAGCCCAGGTGTCACGCACTGTCACGCGTGTTTTCTCATTGTACGCGTGACGCGCATGCGCGCGCAGGCGCATCCTTCTCTCTCCTTTTTCCGCTTTTGTTGGCTCAACAATAGAAAATCACGCGTGACAGTGCGTGACAGTCGGCCCCGACGTGCCCTTTCCGCAAAGCCGGCCGCGCGCTATCGTCTCTGCCTCGGGCCGCCGCCAGACGCCGCCGCGCCCAACCTGCCCAACCTCAGTTCTAAGGTTGGGCGCCGCTAAGCCCCTGATTTTGCAGGGCGCGCCCAACCTGCCCAACCTGCCCAACCTTTCGCGCGCGTATGGGAAAATCCGCGCGGTCTCGGCGCGCCCCGCATGTGCTCCCAAATTACTCTGACTTTCAAAAAAGGTTGGGCAGGTTGGGCACGTTGGGCAACGTCAACAAAAACAACGACTTGTGCGCGCCCAACCTTAGAACTGAGGTTGGGCAGGTTGGGCGCGGGGCAGTTTGCAATTCAGCCCACCCGCCGCATATCATCGAGCATGGCCGACCGGCTCCTCACCTTCTGGCGCGATGATCGCCCGGCCGCCCAGCGCGGCCCGACGCTTGCGGAGTTCCGCGAGCTCGACCGCGTGCGCGTGACCGAAGAGATCGAGGGCGAGGACGGCGAGCGCGTCCCGGCCGGCAGCGAGGGCACCGTCGTCGCGATCTGGGGCGATGGCGCGGCCTTCGAGGTCGAGTTCATGCGCCCCGTCGAGACGCTGGCCGCGATCCGGCCGGATGTGCTGCGGCTTGTCGAGCGCGCCGCCGATTGACCGGCTTCATCAGCTACCCGGTCCAGTTCCGGATCGATGACGACAAGGTGCGCAAGTACCTGCTCGACCCGGATCATAAGGAGGGCGGGCCGAAATGCGCCTTCCTCGTGAGCGTTGGTTTCAGCGTCGAAGATCCGGTGAGACTCATGGCGGCGCTCGCGCAGCATCCGGCGCCGGAGCGTCTGACTCGGGCTGTGCCTGCGCCCTTCGGTCTCCGCTACCACTTCGAGGGCCCCCTCGAATGCCCCGGCGGACATCTCGCGAACGTCCGCACGGTTTGGCAGATGGACAATGAGCCAGGCCCTCGGCCGGCCCGGTTCATCACGCTCAAGCCCCTGCCGAAGTTGCCGCCCCGGTAGCACGGGGGCGGGAGGTGCGGTTTAGCCGTGCATGGCTAATTGCAGCACCTCGACGCCAGCAACGCCGCACGACATCAAGGTGAGCGCTGCTTGAAGCCACGCGGCTCCGAGCATGACCCTTATGCGCAGGATTAAGAAATGCTAACTTGGGCGGAACGACTGGCCTTCTGGAACCAATACGAGATCCTGAAGCATCTCGACCCAGACAACACCGAAGATTACACAACGAGCCAAGAGATACTTTCTCACGGCTACGAGCAGTATTACTCCGATCTCAACCCATCAATTTACAAGGAAACTACTCCCAAAGAAGTTTCGCGAGAAGTTGAAGAGATATTGAACGTATTTCGTGCAATCAAATTTTCATGTATCAAGCTGGGTTATAAGCCCAAGAGCCCGTTTGCCGAGTTCGAAGGGTTTGATGCCAACGACGACGGCGGTCAGTATGCCTTCGCTCGCTTTGTGCGCCGGACGCTCGGCAAGTGGGACGAGTTGAAGGATTGCCCGGACAACTCGCATAGCAGCATGTCGCTCCCGCACTATCGGGCAATGCTCCGCACATGGCGCCGGCTCGGCGGCAAATTCGAATTGACCGAGGCCGAAATCGAGGAGATCGCCGAGGCGCGGTGAGGCGCGCCGCGGTCCAGACGCGCGAAAAGCCCCGCCCAGCCGGAGCCGGGCGGGGCCGTGTCCACTGAGCATCGACGCCGGTAAAGGTCAGAGATCGGCGAGCTTCTTCAGGCGCACCGATACCGGACGCCCCCCGACCGTCAGGCTGAACTGATGGCCGTCCAGAGCCGCGGCGGGCACATCGAAGGGAACGTCTACGGACTGTCCGGCCCCGACCTGTGCCCCGGATGCGAGCCTGCCACCACCGGGAACGCTGACCTTGATGGAGCCGACGAACTTACCGTCCTTTTCCTCGTAGGTGCCACGTAGTTGCCCGCCGCCATTGTCGAGGCCGGCGATCTTCCCGTTGACGATTGCAGCAGCGCCCGAGTATGAGCCGCCGCCACCCGATATATCGGTGCGGAAAAAACCAGTCATGCTTCACTCCAGCTTAACAACCAGGAGATAAGCCGAAAGCAGCCTCGCACAAGAGGTGGAAGTGTGCTGCTTTCGACAACATTACTATTGACTGCGCGAGCTCGTTACGCTTCGGGCCGATTCGAAGCCGACCGATCAGACCGGTCCGCCCTTGTAGGCTTCACACCTCCATCTGCCGGGCGGTCGAGACCTTCACGTCGCTGAACAGCTCCGACATATCGTGCGAGGTCTTCAGGCCCGGTGGCGGGTTCTCGAACCGGAGCGTGAGCTTACCACGGCTCACCTTCGGCGGCCCGTTCAGCATCGAGCGGATCTTGCCGTCCGGCATCCGCATCAGGCCGCCGCCGATGTCCACGCCCCGCTTGCCGTCGAGGCCGGTCGTCCGGTCGCTGCTGCGCCTGGCGCGCCAGCGCTGGAACGCTGCCGCCTCGTCGTCGTCCTCGCCGGGCAGGCTCCCGCCGCGGGCCATCTGCTCCCGCTCGGCGCGGAAGGCGCTGTACTCCTCGTCGGCCGGGCCGCCACGTCCGCCGGAGCCGCCAGCCCCACCCTCTGCGACCGCCTTGGGCTCCTTGTAGGGCGCATACGGGCCATTCGGCGTGCCCGGCACGAAGCCGAAGGTGTTCCCGCCGATGTCCTTGCCGAAGCGGCCGTAGCGCTGCCACCAGCGCCCACGATACCAGCTCGCGCGGAAGCTGTTCGCCCCGCCCGTGTTGTCGGGCACGCCGCCGGAAGCGATCGCGCGGATGCGCTCGCGGATGTACTCGGCCTGCGCCGCCGAGGGGCGCCCCTTGCCCGCGCCCTCGTACTGCCCTCGCGCGAAGGCCACGTCGTGGAGGTCGCGGCTCGGTCCCCAACCCTTGGCGCCGAGCCGATTGAACATGTTGTTGATCACGGCATCGATTCCCTCGCGGGAACTCATGCGTGCCTCGCCCGCAATGGTCTTGATTACGCCGTCGCTGAGATCGCGGTCGGTGAGTTGCCGCTGCGGCCGATACTTGCCCGCGGCCTCGGGAGGCGCGGAGGTGAACTGCCCGGCGTTTCCACCGGCCGAGCCGCCTCCGCCGCCGCTGCCGCCCAACGGGCCCTGGCCGGCTCCGTAGCCGCTCAGCGCGCCGCCCCCGCCGGAGCCTCCGCCGCCATGGCCGCCGCCGGAGCCACCGCCGCCGCCTCCACCTGAACCGCCGCCGGACCCGCCCATGGGTCCGCCGAAGCCGGGGATTCCGAGCGCTGCACGGTGGATGAGGCCGCCCCCGCCGCCGGCCGGACCGCCGCCATAGCTCTGCTGCTGGAAGGTCGCGCCGCCGTTCTGCTGGTCCCGGAGCGCGTCCTTCATCCCCTCGCGGGTGCCCTTGCGGGTGGCCTCTTCAAGCTTGCGCAGTTCGGCCTCCACGCCGTCGCGCTGGCGTTGCAGGTACTCGCGGGAGAACGAGCCCTCCTTCGAGTCCTTGATCTTGCCGTCCAACTCGCCCTTGCGACGCTTCAGGTATTTCGCCCGGTCGCTGTCATCGCTCATGTCGGTATCGAGCATATCAGCGATCCCGTTCATGACGGGCCCGAGAATTTCGACGGTCTTTTTGTCCTTCCAGCGCCAGATGCGCGCCCAACTCTCTTCGTAGCGCTTGGCGCCGTCTTCCATCGACTTGCTGACCTGCCCGATCTCGCCGGAGATCTCGGCCAACAGCTCGCGGGTCTTGCCGCGCATCTCGACGGCGACGGCGCTGAACTCGGGCAGGCCGAGCAGCTTTTCGGCGAGCTCGCGGCGGCGGGCTGGGTTCTGGATCTCGCCGATGGCGTCGATCGCGCGCTTGAACGCCTCCGCCATGTTCGGCGCGTCGATCAGCTTCTCCGCCACATCGCCCAGGCCCATGCCTTGGAGGTCGCGGTAGAGCGAGCCCGTCCGGTGGCGGAGCTGGTCCATCTGCTGTGCAAGATGTCCGGTCGCGCTCGTCATCCGGTCGGCGGAGATGCCGAAGTTCTGGCCGAGCGCCTGGAACGCGCGCATCTCGTTGACGGTCAGGCCCACCTCTCGCGAGAACAGGCTGAGGTCACGGGTCGAGGTCGAGAGGCCGCGCACCGCGGCGACGATGCCACCGAGCGACATGGCTGCGCCGAGGCCGCCGAGGCCCACCGCCGACAGAACCGGGGAGATGCCGTTGAGGACGCCCCGGAACTTCTCCACGCCCTGCCGA